TGGTACATTAAACCAAGATAGTTTGGACTTCTCAAAGTTCGAGAAATTCAACAGATTAAGAAACAATATATTGGATGAAATAGAAAAAAGACTTCTTCAACTTTAACATGAAAATATTCAAACGCATATATGACAAACTTAAGATTACCTGGAGCCTTTTATTCTTTGCAATGAAAGGTGCCGACAATGTCATATTCGGCCATACGGAAAGCAACGGTGAGTCTGTATTCGAGCGACACGACAGTGCTGGAGGTGTGTTTCAGGACTTGTTGGAGGAAAAGGTAACACAGGAGGTTGAGGAATTGCGCGACAAGAATTACAGGGTATTGCGTGAATCGGACCTTTATGACACAAGTGACATTGACTTGCAAATGGATGAGCACGGAAATATCACTGAATTCAAAAACGCAAAAAGGTTGAGGAAGAAAACGAAATATGATTTCCAACAGCATATCCCAGTTTTTGACGGTGACAATGCAGTGATAATCCAGGATAACAGAAAGTTTGACAGTGAAACTGAAAATCACACAGCAATATATGATTTTGAAACACTGCTTGACGTAACAAGAGACGGAATAACTCCCAGGTTCGAGATTGAGAAATTTGTCACAAAGATTGTTGTTAGAAACGGTAATGACGATAAGTCGATGTTTGTTGACCTTTATGTTCCGTCAGAAGCAAGCCAATTCGGTAAGATTGATGCAATGTTGATTGCGAATATATACAGAATGTGGGAATCAAAAGACTACCGTTCAGATATAGTTGATTTTACTGGATTTGAATTTGTTTCATACAAGGCATGGGGCACAGAAGACCTGTTCCAATACAGATTCAACAACCCGAAGCTTATAGACATAAAGGTGTTCGACGGAAGCTTTGTGTTGGTTTTCGATTGTACTGTCGGGGTTTTTGGTAAATACATCCCTGAGAAGTTCAAGACAGAATCGCTTGACAAGAAATACAAGGAAAAAGCACCAAAAGGTGACATATTCGAAATTGATGTTAATAATTTCAAGAAAAAACCATTTTTAAAGTGAAAATAGCAATAGACTTAAATGATGTGATAAGGGATTTCTCGCCGAACTTCCTAAAATATTACATAGAAGGATACAATCATGAGTTCGACTTGTCAGAATTTGAATTCTGGAGCAACGACATGAGACACGTTTTTCCGTTTACAAGTGACGAATCCTACTACAATTTTATGTACAATGACTATGCATTTGAATTGTTTGGAAAATGCAACACCTGTTCAAGAAAAACAACGCAGGAATTTAATGACTGGTGTGAGAAGACTGTCCCAGAACTTGACCTTGATGTTGATATTGACCTGATTGTTGTATCAGCAAAAGAGTATGGGTTGTCAATCGGAAATACATACTATTTTCTTTCAAAGCTCGGAACGAAAATACGTGAAACATATTTTCCAGTGAATTCATTTGATATCTGGGACAAATGTGACATCCTCATAACAGCCAATCCAGACCTTATTAATTCAAAGCCAGAAGGAAAGGTTGTGATAAAGATAAACACTGAATACAATAAGGATATTGAATGTGAATATAATTTTCCGTCTTTCAGCTCACTTGTTGAAAACACTGAAAAGTTTGTGGAAATTATCAAGAATAAGATGAACAACTAAATAAGACATGGCAATTTCAAAAAGAAGTTACAGCACGAACGGAACGCAAAACAAATATGTATGTTTTAATGGGAAGAAATATGTTTTCAACTTGGAAAAGATAAAGGAAATTTGTCTTAATTCATCACACGACGGTGTTTCAAAGGAATTTGAAATTTCACAAATATACGACACACAGGACAGTGGAGAACTTTCACTTTCACAGAAAATTGAACATGAAACAAAAACCACTGGAAATGCACAGAACGACATGATAATGTATGATGTTTTGAAATTATTGATTGTCACTGTATTAGAAAATGCACAACCACAAAACGGATATCAGGAAGTGTTTTCAAATGCCTTGGCTTTGAACACGCTGATATATTGGGGAGTAGTTGAAGAAGTAGAATAACAAATAAAGAAACAATATAGAATATGAACACAATAAGCAAAGACGAAATGTTGAAAATCGTCAACGAAGCAATTGAAAGAATGGAAAAGAATGATTTCCATTTGTATTTTTTCGTACTGGACACAAAGGGTAATCCTTCCAGTCAGGTGGAATATTTCTACCAAACAGCATTAACACTGAAAAACCTTGGATACAACGTAGCAATGCTGCATCAGGAAGAGAATTTTGTTGGTGTAGCCGACTGGCTTGGAAGTGAATATATGGAAATTCCTCACTACAACGTTGAAAAGGAAAATGTTTCAATCACAGCAAGTGACTTCCTGTTTATACCTGAAATTTTAGCCAATGTGATGATGCAGACAGCAAAACTTCCATGCAAGAGGGTTGTGGTTGTCCAAAACTATAATCACCTAACTGAATTCATGCCAGTTTCACAAAACATGGAATTGCTTGGAATCAGAGATGCGATTGTAACCACAGAAGCACAGGAAAAGAAAGTGTTGAATTACTTCCCAACACTTAAAACACACATCGTACACCCAGCAATCAACGGAAAGTTTGAAAAATGTGACAAACCTCAGCAAATGATAATAAACATTATCTGTAAGAACCAGTCTACTGTACATCAGATTGTAAAACCGTTCTACTGGATGTATGATATTTACAAATGGGTGTCATTTAGAGACCTTAGAGGTGTAAAACAGGATTTGTTCGCCGAATCATTAAGAGAATCTGCAATTACAATTTGGGTTGATGACGACACAAATTTCGGATATTCATTACTTGATGCGTTGAAGAGCGGAACTGTCGTACTTGCAAAAATTCCAAACCATCCTTCAGAGTGGATGCTTGATGAAAATGGGGAGTTAACCGATTCAATCCTTTGGTTTGATGACATTGACACTGTTCCAGATATCATTGCAAAGCTTGTCAGGACTTGGACGCTTGATGAGATTCCAAATGTAATCTACGAGAAACAGGAACAATTCAAACCAGTCTTTACAACCGAACAACAAACAGAAGAAATTAAACAAGTTTATGTAGACGGAATCATCAACAGACGTTTGAATGAATTCAAGGAGGTTAGGGAAGATGTTAATAATAATGTAATCAATGAAAAATCTGAATAAAATGAAAGACTGCACAGTAATCATACCTGTAATTGGGTTAAAAAGTGAAAAACTGTTAAAATTAACCAAGGAAGCTTGTGAAAGCGTTCCAAAAACAACTCAAATTATAATTGTCGGTTGTGAAGAGGATATTAACCTCATTGATTTTGACATGAAAAATTTAAAAAAATTAACACATGACGGTGACACATCATATTGCAGTCAGGTTAATTTTGCAATTGACAATGTAACCACGAAATACTTTTCCATTTTGGAATATGATGACAAATTCAGTAAGAACTGGTTCAAGAATGTTGAAAGACATATCAAGCACTATGATGACAAGCTGTTTGCCTTCTTCCCGCTGACCGAGCTTATCGACGATGAGACAAAGCAGACACTCGGATATGCAAACGAGGCGTTTCTCGCATCTTCATTTTCTGAGGAAATGGGATTTATGGATTTGGATGCGTTGATGGATTATTTCGGATTCAATGCATCTGGAGCAATTTTCAAAACAGAGGAATTCAAGACTATCGGAAAATTGAAGAGTTCAATGAAACTTACATTCTGGTATGAATTCCTGCTCAGGGCACTTTACAAGGAAAAGAAAATCTATGTGATTCCAAAGGTTGGTTGTTTTCACCTTGTAAACAGAGTTGGTAGTCTGACAAACATCTACAACGACGAAATGTCCGCTGATGAAGCCGACTGGTGGGTCGACTTGGCTAAAAAGGAATTTTATTTCACTAATGACAGAAACAAACAATATGAAAAATAACAAGATGTTGCAAATAACGGCGGGTCTTAAACGGCCCGCCTTAAACATCGAAAGGAAAGACTCTTGACATTAGAGTGAAACATAATAAAAGTACATTAATCATGTAGGACACAGATGTTTATAGCGCATTTACTAGCGTTTAAGCAAAAATGGCAAAGAGAGGTAGAAAACCAAAAGAGAAACAACAATATTTCTGTATAAACGAGGAAGATGCCATCGTACAATACCTGAAATCGACGGATGAGGTTGAAAAAAACAAAATATTCAACAGCATATTGTACCCAGCATTGACCAAGATGATTGAATCAATCATACGAAGATACAAACTGTTTGTACCAGACGAAGATTTCGAACAGAATTTCAGCGACACTATTTCTTATTTACTCACAAAAATCAGCAATTACAACCCAGAGAGATTCGAATATGATGAGATTTTGGAATTGTCTGGTTGTGACATGACAAATTTTGTTGAAATGCCGTATGACGAACTAAGGAAAAAGACAAAGAGTGCACAGGAGGAAGACCCAGAATACGTAAAGGTTTATATCCCGTCACTAAACAAAAAGGATTCAGACGACATTTTTTCATATGAAAAGAAATACTACAAAAAGGAACTACACAAATACAAGGCTTATTCATATTGCGGTACTGTGTGCAAAAATTATTTGATGGGCAAATGTTCACAGTACACAAAACATAAACAACGCAACATGCAATATGACGACATATCAGACGAAATCAACAACAATATCAAATACATCGAACCGTCAAAACGAAATACAGACATTGATGTCAACCTCATAAACAAGATTGCAAACAAGATTGAGGAAATGACAATCAACAAGGACGAAAACCAATTGACAAATGAAG